AGATCGCCATATTCATTATCTTCGTAATGCTTTAGTACTTCTTCTTTTTTGTCTATTAGATCTGATACTGATATATTTGTAATGTTAGCATCATATCTTTTTCCAGTGAGAGTTTCGGAAAGCTCAAAAGTATAATGCACTACGGTTTTTCCTCTGCGCAGCGCTTCGGCTCCCATATTCACAAGCCAGTGAGACTTTCCGACTCCAGTCGGAGCAACAACAACGCCTAGCTCTCCGCGACCTAGGCCGCCATCTAGAATGTCTTTATGATCTAGCTCAGGTATACCGGTCGGCGTAGTTATCCTTGTTATCTCTTGAAATCTTGCTTCAATATCACTAAAAAACTCATGGCCGATTGATTGTGGCATACCTACTGAAACTGCTGTTCTCATAAGGTCGACAACTTCTTCGAATTGCTCCCCTTGTACAAGTTCGACCGCACTAGTAAGTGCCTCTTTAAAAGCTTGGCGTTTGCAAAACTGAAGTGCTTTTTCTTTTACATAAGGTAAGTCTTCTGGATGCTGATTCATTCTCATTCTTTGGAGAAATGCAACAATTTGCTCTTTTAGCATTTGATCAGCTTGATCGTTTGCTAATTTGTCTCTTACGATTTGAATTAACAATTGCATAGTTGGAAAACAACGATAATCGTCAAAGTACTTAAAATAATGACCTGTTAAATACTGCAGATACTTTAAGTCGAAGTACCCAGGGTTCATTACCTCATGCATTTGTTGGGCCCACTCTTTATCTGTTGCCATTCCTTGAAATATTTTTTCTTGAAAAGCTTTTCCGTAACCAATCATGCTAAAGTTTGTGTTTGCTGCAGCTGCAGCTAATTTTACACTACTCATTTTTACCTCTGTTTTATTGAATGCAAGAATTAATTCTAAGATATAGTCTGTCGACGTCTAAGCCACGCGGCATATCTAAACCTTCTGAAACTAGATCTTTTATAAGATTAAACTTATTTTTACTTAATTCGTAGTTTTGTACAGAATATTTTAAGTTTTTTACATGCTCTGCCGAAAGATTCGAATTATCTAAGTACATGAGTTTCCAGTTTCTTATAGGTATGTCAGGCTGTGCTAAGATATTTCGAAACATACTATAAGATTTCTGCTCGTTTCTTATTTCGCACAACTTAATTATGTCGCTAACACTGACAAATTCCTCACTTTTTAATTCTGGGAAACGTTTGACTAGTGATTTAAAACCACATCCTTTTATGCCTGATATACCGTCAGATGTATCACCAATAAAGCATCTAGCTGTAATAAAATTTTCAGTACTTACACCATATCTTTCCTGGACATAATTTTCGTCTAACATTTTTTTCGAAGCTGGAGAATATTGCCTTACATTTTTCGAAATTAGCTGATGAAGATCTTGATCCATGGAAACGATAATTTTTTCTTGTTCTGGTACCTCGTATCTGCAGATATACCCAATAATGTCATCGGCTTCGCATTCTCCGACATAAACTTGTTGAACTGGAACATGTTTTAACAATTTTGTTAAAAGCGCAATTTGATAATTGAAATTTTCGGCAGTGTTTGGTATATCTTCGTATATTTCACTACGATTTAGACGAATTGGCTTACGATTCATCTTATATTCTGGCAAAATCTGGCGACGTCTTGCAGATCCACCACCTTCCCAACAGACGATGACACGTGAAGGCTTAAATTTGTCAATATACATCGATAAAGACTTCATAAACCCAATAGATCCACCTAGATGGTGTCCATGAGCAGACATTAAAGGTACAACACAGTAAGCTCGAGCAAAAACATTGTATGCATCGATTAATAGAATAGGTCCGTTGGACATAATTCCCCCAAGAGTAAGTTATATTATAATTTAACCTGTTATTATTGCTAACACACGACTTTTATTCTGGATCTACAAAATCTTCTCCAAGATCCATAGAAATTTGGCGCATTTCTTCATATGATTCAGCACTTATGTCCGCGGACTTAAAAGAATCTCCAACAATATCAGCGTATGCAGCATTAAAGACAGCATTAACAAATCGATTGTAGTCTGGGTCTTGCCAGACTTCGCCAAAATCAGTCTTATAAAACTTTTTCTCAATCTTAATTTCACCAGTTTCAGTTTCGGCGACGATTAAAGTCTTCCAGGCGCCGGTTCCCTCGACGCTTATTTGATAAGGGCCAAAAGCAACAGAGCCACTATCTTTACAGAATCTACGAAGAACATCAAAAGCCTGTTCGTGCTCATAAATACCTTTACCAAAGTGAATTTCGAAGTCACATTTTCTAAAAGGTGGAGCAACCTTGTTCTTTATCGTTTTCGCCGAAACATTAATGCCGATAATATTCCCTTTTTTGTCTTTGATTTGTTGTCCTGCTCCCAATTTGATTCGTACAGATGAGTGAAAAGGGATTGCCTTACCTCCGGGTGTTGTAGTAGGATCGCCATACATAACTCCAACTTTTGTTCTGATTTGATTTAGGCATATAAATAATACTTTTTCGTTTGCAATAATACCTGTAATCTTTCTCATTCCTTTCGAAATGACTCGAGCGTTCAAACCGATAGTCTGTTTATCATAGTCACCTAGCAGCTCGTCTTTTGGAGATGTAGCGGCAACAGAATCCCAAATAATCGTAATAGGTACGTCTTTTTGCAAAGCCTTAGCCTTAACGATCGTTTTCTCTGCAATGCTCAATACCTCTTCAGTACAATGTGTATCAACATAAACAAATCTTTTCGATATGTCAACTCCTAAAAGAGCAAGATTCTCCACCGAAGTTGCGTTTTCGGTATCGATATATACTACGATGCCGCCCATTTCCTGCGTGTGTTTTGCAATCTGTATTGCAATATGTGATTTACCAATTGAAGGCGGACCAAAAATTTCTACGATTCTTCCAACCGGTAAACCGCCATTTGGACGTCCGGAGACTATATAATCAAGCTGGTGACTTCCAGTCGAAACCCAATTATCAACATGGGTTGGCGAATCATCTACCGAAAGATTATACGCAACTCGAGCTCCATGGTCTTTATTTAGTGATTTAATCAGATCTGCAGTAAAGTCTTGATCTTTGTTCTTTTTTGACATAAATTATCTCCTTTATTTAAATTTCATACTAGTATATTACTATTAAAAAGCATTATTTACAAAGAAAGGGAGAATAAATCTCCCTTTCAAAGTCACTCAAACCAAGCTTCTATTTAAAAACCTAAGTCTTTATCTAGATCTGCAAAAGCATCATCGATGTTAGTTCCATAGCTTTTGTTTGTTGGTCCGCGAGTTTTTGAGGTAGGCGCTTGCGTTTTTACCTGCTCTCGAGACTTAGGGCTGTCTGCCTCTGCCTCTTCATTATCTCCGTTTAGCCAAGCGTTGATAATGTTTTCGAGCTGCTCGTATGATTTCAAAGAGTAGATGTCATCTAAGTTTGGAATGCTGCCAGTCCAATCTTTGATTTGATCTTTTGTACCTAATGCGGTAGCCTTTGGTCTCGGCATTACGTCCGTCATTGCAAACATCTTTCCAGGTTGCTTCGTACAAGTTACTTTGATATCGTGACCGTCATGGATATCAGTAATATCGCCATAATCCGGATCAAGCATAATATTTAGAAGAGACTGATAAACAGTTTTTCCGAATGCCCAAAGTCGGACTCCTTCGCTTTCCTCACCGCGAACAATGACAGCTGCATATGTTCGCATCTTAGGATACAGCTTTTTTGCCATTTCGTAAGACTCTTTGGTTCCTTCAGATTTAAGGTTTTGAATCAACTCTTGAATCGGATCAGGTTTTCCAAATTGGTGAGGAGTAAGAAGGCCAGGATTGTTGCCAATATTATAGTAAAACCAACGTTCTTTGAATGGATTACCGTCATTATCAGTAAACCCAATAATACGTACGTTAACAGTTTCTCCTTCAGGTGGCCGCCACATAACTCGACGTTTTGCGTTGTTGCCGGAAAGAGCGTTTAGTTTTTTGCGAATAGCGTCAAAATCAATAGCCATGATTATTACTCCAAATTTTTAAATGTTTTAGTTATATTGATTTTTGTCGACTTGATTGCCGACACTGTTAATCTACTATAGTAGATCAAGATGTATAAAATTTTAAATATTTATTTTGTCTGCACAAATTTATATAACTTCTCAGCTTCTGCCAATATCTGCTCAGTCGTAGGCATCTTTGGCCAGACTACTGTTTTGGGATCGACTAAATCTCTGTCACACAGGTATCTAACTCTTTCATATTCCTGGTGGTATTGGCGTTGCAGAATTTCTTGAGCCTGGCTCAATAGGCCAGCTCGTATACTATATGGATTACTCATCGTAATCTCCTTTTTTATGTGTGTTGTGTGTCACGTCTTTTTGACGCATTGTAGATTATCAGATTTTTAAATTTCTGTAAACTAATAGCCTTTCATTTTTTTGCTATTATAGCCTAAGGGCGCCTGATAGCCTCTAATTGCTCCGCCACCTAATGTTGACATTTCATCAACTTCATCATCGGCATGCCTTTCGTCTTCTGCAGAAAGATCAGGTTCAGACAACAATTTTCCATGGGAATAGTCCACATCTTCTTCGTCTTCATAAAGATTCGGATGTTTCTTTTCGATATCCTTTTTAGACATTCCAGATGCTTTCATTCTAGCGATTTTAACATCTCTAAAGTCGTTTTTGCCGTCACTGTTCTGGTCTTTTGCTTCAGATAATATTTTTCTGATTAATCTTCTTAAGCTGCTTTCTGTTATTAACATTAGTTTCTCCCATGTCGTTACAGTAGTTCAGCTATAATTATGTCATCCAACCAGTAAAGTATTAGCAGATTTTAATAATCTTCCTAAATCGTTGTATGGTTTTTCATTTGCAGCAGTCAAAAGAGCCATAACTTCAGAAGAATTTAGTTTTACTTCTGCTACAGTTGCAATTTCTATCGCGCGCGTAGTCCATGTTGTACCATTTAATTTCGTATTTCTTTTATACAATAAACCCAATTTTTCAATGTGCCAATCTGAATCATGTGGTTCGAACATTTTAATTTTTGAGTCGCCATATTCTGCAATTGCCCTAAGAAACGCTACAGTATAAATTTCTTGCACGTTAACTTGATAGCCGGCAACGACGTCAAGTTTGCGCATGCTGTTGGCCAGCTTTAAAGCCATATCTAATACACCTCCTGCAAAGCAACCATATTCGTCTTTCTGCGCTGCGGCTGGTGACATTACAAGATTTTCGCCCAAGTTTTCTACAAAATTTGAAAGACCCGGGTTTTCTAGCTTTTCTAGAATGGTATTAAACGTTTCGTAATTTTTTTGTATTTTTTCAATTTCTGACATAATGACTCCTTTATCATAGTTCATTATATCGTAAAGCTTTTAATTTTACAAACTAGCCCATGAATTACGAGACCTAAATATAATTATCGCAGATTCCGAACTTATGTATTGGAACTTAGCATAGGTCGTCAAATTTAAATTCAGTTGACCTTTTTCGGCCTCTAAAGC